CTCCTTGACGCGGTGCTCCACCTTATTGTCCTTGATCCTCAACATGGGGTTACGGTCTATGTAGTCCTCCTCTGTAAGCCACGTAAACAGTCCCCGTAGCATACGGGTCTTATTATTGATCGTCACGTCCTTGTTGTGTCTGACCAACTTACAATGCGCCAGATATCCCCGAATGTCTCCCGTGGTAATGTCTGGGATCGCCTTTTTGAGTGTGTGGAAAAACGTCGTATACTCCTGGCGGTACGATTCCACCGTCATTTCAGTACACCCTCGGATCACCATGGTTGCCAGATACAACCGCACCCATTCCGCGCTACAATCCACGTTGGTGGAAAGCGCTGTCTCCTCTACATACATCTGCATGTGGCTCAGCGTCATGTATAACACTGCCTTGGCCTCGTTCATGCGCTCCTGCTCGGTCTTGGCCTCCTCAGCGATTACCTGGGCCAGTCCATACATAATGTTGGTTACAACCTCGTCTACCCTTACCTGCTCTGCCATATTATAGCCCCTCCTTCTGGTAGTAATTTCCTGTTGCATTTCACCGTCTGGATGGTCTATAATATATCCAGACGTACTATTATAGCGGCGGGATCATCTTGGCGGGTGACCGCCGCTTTCTATTAAAATCGTACATACGTTCTCTGCTTTCGTTTTTATTTGCCGGGGTATTCCCCCGGCTTAAATTATGTAATCCTCCCGGCTGCCCGCAGAATCCGCAGCCGTTCACTGTCCCACGCCTCCGCCAACTCCTGGAGGCTCAATCCCGCGGAATCGTTAACCAGAACGAAGTTATAGCGTCCTCGGTATCTCCGGCAGTCTGCCGCGTACTCTCGTGGCACCTGCCGGCCGCAATGGAGCATTGTCTGTAACTCTGTGGCGGTGTATGTGCCCATGTAGCGTCCCTGATCAAACACCTTGTAGTATACTGGCCTCATCTGTGCGCCTCCTACATTAAGCTGATAAACTTTGAAATCGCATACACGCCAATGGTAAAACCTGCACCTAATAACACGGCAGTCACAAAATTAGCTCCACAAATTTTAAAAAAGTCTTTCATAATTGATCCTCTCTTTCTTATCTGAATTTCTTTAACTTACTGACCCGGTCCCAGTCCAATTCCGCCCCGCAGCCCGGGCAATATTTATAGTCCGCTACCACTTCCATACCGCATGTACACTCGTATTCCGGCACCGAAAAATCGTAACCCAAAAGCGCAACAAGCTCCGGTACAACTACCTTAATCCGCCTTAATCTCATTACATCACCTCAATGTTTATCTCCCAGGCTAATCCTGCGAAAACCATACCTCCCCGCAGGATTGGCCCGGAAAATGTCAGTTTGGTGAAAAATCAAGCGCCATCTGGTCCGACAAGTCCGTATGCTCCAGGTTCCCACGGTCCAGGTCCTCCGGCGATCCCACAATTACCACAATGCAGGGATTCCCCATGTCTGTTGCCGTGTACTGGGTCATGACCGGATAATTAAGACGGCCAGTGTTGTCAACCACAATAATATCCACCAGGGAGTCACGATCAAACCGTTTCAAGTATACCTGGAGCCGCTTGCTCTTCAGGGCCGGTTCCAGGTCATCGAGCGACATCTGACCGTCGCACTCGTAATGCTCCAATACCTCATTTACCATCAGCCTGATCCTCCTCTCCGTCCGGGTTAAACCTGACATAGCAGCACCCCGGAACTGTCAGCGTCCGCGGACTACCGTCGATATAATTGATGATCCCATCCTGGCGCATTTTGACCAGTTTCTCAAAAACCGTGGAAGTGGACTTGTAACCCAGTTCCGCCGTGATATCCCTGACGGTGGGTGGATACCCGTTTTTCACCATGTACTCCGCGGCATAATCGATGATCCGCTGTTCAGTTTTCGTCATGCTTGACCACCTTCTGTTCTGCCAGCAATTCGCCCACAGCTTTCGCAAATTCCCGTTTCAGGGCCGGAATATTTTCGATCAACTCACCGTTTGAGACATGGCGCTTGATTCCGGTATCCCGCCGATACCCTTCTTCGTAATTCGTGTACAGGATTCCTTTCTTTTTCAACCTTCCCTTAACGAGGGTGTAGGTGGCACAACCATAGTTGCTCTTGTCACCACGTGCCTCGATCAACGGCTGAATGATCTTCTGCCGTGTCTTTCCCATCTCGGCCTCGGCAGCCAACCGGCGTCGTTCCATCTCCTTTCGGCTGTCCTCCTCCAGATTGGATAATACCGGCTCAAAAATGGATCTCCACTGTGGGCTATCGGAAACTGCGTCGAGGCAAGAAGCCCGCTCAATCCCAGGATGTGCGTTTCTGTATTCCTTGATGGCCTGTTCCGATACGAACCCGTACACATCCCGCATTTTGACATATACACGCCGCAGCACGGTGTTAAAATCCGCATACAACTCCGGGTATTCCTTGACCATCTTGTCCACCCGGCGGCGCATCTCCACCTTCCAGTTAATTTCATCTGGTACACTCGGGCGCTCCTGAACGGGCTGCACTGAACGCTTTTCAGGCTTGCTTTCTCTTGGCTGGATACCCTCCAGCAAGCTTATGATCTTATCGTCGCGCGCTTTCAGCTCCTTGGTCTTAGCGTCCAGCGCCATTAAAATATCTGTCCTCAATTCCGCGATCTTCTGTTCGATGTATACCCGATCCAGAAACACCGCACTTCTACTACTCGGTTTACCCATATCCTCATCTTCCTTTCATTCCTTCTATCAACGCCCGCCGGTTCTGCTCCGCGATCAGATCACGCACCGACTCCTCCGGGAAATGGAGCTGAAAAGTGCGCTCCTTGATCCGGTTGGTGATCCGATCATCATACCGCTGGTCGGCAAGGCTCATATTGCTCGTGAAAATTGTGATCATCTTGTCCTGATAACGGCCATTGATAATGCTGTAAAAGCGCTCGCCTATCCAGTCTTTCGGCAGCTCTGTACCGAAATCATCAATCACCAGAACTTGCACCGAGGCCAGCGCTGTCAGCAACTTACTTTCGCTGCGGTCACGGTCATCCCAGGTTGCTTTAATCTCGTTCACAATCTGCATTGATCCCGCAAACTTGACCTGAAAGCGCTTGGTCTTGATCAGCTCGTTGGCGATACTGGCGGCCATACGGGTTTTACCTGATCCCTTGGTCCCGGAATACAGATACAGCCCCATCCCGTTTTTCCGCATGTCCTCCAGGTTGTCCAGGTAATATTTGATCGCCGCGCAAGCGTCCTTGATGAGCTTTCGGCTCTCATCCTGCCGGTACACATCCAGGCGGAAGGTTTTAAGCTCCAACGTCTTGAACGCCGCCGGTATGTTCGCAAACTCCAACTTGTTCTCCATAATCTGGCGTTCAACCGCGCCGCACTCGCAGCGCTTCCCGTACTCCCTGCCCTCGTCATCCCGCCAGAATACCCATCCCGATCCGTGGCATACAGGACAATCAGAATCCTTCAAACTCTGCGCCGACGCCTCCAAGGGAGTCATCGTTGTATGTTTTTCCCGCCCGGCCTGTATCCGGGCTATCATTTCCTGCAACGGGTCCATCTGTCTCTCCTTTCAGATAATCCTCAAATGGCGTGTTCGGCCCCAAAAAAGTTGCCGCGTGCTTGATGTACTGCTTGTCTCTGCGCAACCTCTTACATTCCTCAGCGTATCTTTTAACTGCTGTTTCCAGCTCGTCCTCTGAAAAACCGTTGGACAGGCGCGCTTTGTATGCCTTATAGGCTGCGGCCTTCTCCTTTTTTCTCGGGTACGCTTTCCAAATCTGTTCGAAACGCACACAATAGTTTTTATCTTTTACAGTATCATTATCATTAACATATACATTATCATTATCATGTTTTTTTGCTTCTTCTTGCTTTTTAGAAAAACCATTTGCTTTTTTTGCTTCTTCTTGCTTTTCGGTAGAACCATTACCTTTCGGCCTTCCTCCAAGCTTCCCGGCTTCTCTCCTGGCCTCTACCGTCTTTTGGTATTTCTCATTGTCTCGGTCAAGTTGAGCCTTAATGAAGCAAAATGCCATCTGAGTCATGCCGTCCATATCGGGCAGCGGACGACCTGCCGCATAACACATAATGGCGGTAAAAAGGACACCCCTCTGCTCCATCGTCAGGAGCGATATCTGATCCATATTCGCTGTGTACATCAAAAAACTGTCCCTCATAACTCCACCCCGAACATGCTTAATTGTCCGGGCACGTCCTTGCTCTTACGGCCCACCACGAAACGCCTTGCGCCTCTTGTGGCCGCCCTTATTGACTGCATACGCCGGTCCTGCCTTGCCAGCCACGCGGCGACTTCTCGGCGGCCCTGCGGCGTCGAATCCGGTATGTAGTATCCGCCCTGTATTCCAAGGCTGATGATCACCTTATCATGTCTCAGTGCTTCTATTGCCTCCCGGACCAGCCTGTCCCTGTACCCAGTTATCCGGCTTAATTCTTCCCGGCTGAGGGCGTTTTCACGACCTACCCGCAGGGCATTGTATACCACGCACTGGATAACTCTATAATCTTTCCGCTTTCGCATTCTGCCCTCCTTCCTGGGCCGGGTAAAGGAGGTATGTATAACAACCCGGCCCTGAAACTATGGTCAAAAAGTATACACCTAATACCGTGACATATTATGGAGGTATACCGTTGTTCCCTATAAATTGTTCTTGCCAAACTCGGCTATAAACTCCTGACGGCTGCCGTAATGCTCCTCATAGTATTTCTGGGCCATGCATTTCAGCTTGTCGTCAATTTTCAAATTCTCAGGCGTTCGCACAAACCGCGCGCCGTTCGGATGGAGGTCATACCGCAGCGGGATCACAAATCCTCTCCGTTCCGACTTGACCTTGTAGCCCTGGCGGCCTTCGAAAATATGATGCCGCTCAACGTATGGGCTGCCGGTATAATAGCAATGGTCCATATCATCCGTGAAAACGCTCCACAATCTCTTAGCCATCATGCACCCTCTTCCGGCGGTTCTGTTCATACAAGGCCATCATGCGCTCCAGCTCTTGGGGCGTCATCGTCTCGATTCCCAGGTCCTTGCACTCCTCCACCAGACCGTTGATTAATGTGCTCATTTCAGCGGTGTCGTAAGTGCTGGAGCCGCGCAGCATGACATAAGTTCGGAACCGAAGGCCGGATTGTGTTTCTTTGACCTCTGACGTTGGTTTGATGTGGTATGTCTCAGCTTCCAAGGCCATCCGCTCGCCCTCGTCATTGTCAGGGACCACAACATAGATCATGCTACCGTCTATCACTTCCAGCTTGCCGTATCTCCGTAGCATTACGTTGTGTGCACGGTTCTTGGATACCCCAATTACCTCCGCCAACTTGGTCAGCAGCGACCAGTAATAAGAGTTGGCGTCCAGGCTGCGCTTCCGGCGGTATACCTTGGCTGTGAGGGCCAGCAGCTTCCCGCTTAACCGTTCGATTTCCCCGCTTACGTCCTTGTCAACCTCAAACGTGAGGCGGAATCTTCCAGTCATCCAGTCTTTCGTGACGTCTTTCAATGTCCCCTTACAGTCCATGACTACCTCCCCGCCTCATTCCAGGGCAGCCCTTCCTCCGGGTCATCCGGCGGTACTGTGGCGGGATCGGGGGCTGTGGGCTTGTCCGGCTTGCTTTTCAAGATATCCATAGCCTCCCTGAATTGCTTCATGGTCATGTCATGGATATCTTTCAAGCCATACTTGGACAACATATTCTTCCGTCCGATCCCGGTTCGTGCAAGCTCCAGAAACAAGGTATTGATGTGCGCCTCCGTTACGAAGTCAACCATTGCTCCCTCTGGCTGCGCTTCCTTCTGTCCCAGTGTATACACAACACGGTCATTCTTACGGCGCTTAATCACCAATATGTTAATATTGCGATTGGCGTCATAGCCGATCTTGGATACGTAGAAACGATCATTGCAACCATATTTCTTGCGGCTGCCATTCTTATCTCCACTCTCATAGACTTCGCAATTCTTATTACTGACCCAGATGAAGGGGGCCGTATACAATTCCCGGCCGATCCCCCAGTTGAAACACGCGCGCTTGAAACTGTCTGAGGCAAGCCCCTTCTCCTTCTCCGTGTTGCTCTCCGTGCCGGTATCCTCCTTCTCGATCCACTGGCCCTTGTCATCGTCCCATATGGATACGATACAGTTGGCGTTTTCCCGGCAGTGTCTCCGCTGCCATCCCATCGGGCCTACTGTCTCATCAAGGATGTTCTGGTCCACTCTGGCGTCCTTATAGAGCAGGAGGGACACACCGTTCGCGGTAACTGTGGCAACACGGCAGTCAATTTCGTCCGCATTCAGTAACCGAAATTTAAGCGGTTTCATCCGCAATCACCTCCACCGTTTCATCCGATCGGAACGAAATGTCCGTTTTTGCGGAATCATACTTTCGGTAGTGTACGTCGGACACAATATTATCCTTGGCCTGTCTAATGCCATCAACAACAAAACTTTGCCAGTTATCGTAATCCCCAAATTCCACCCGGATCACATGCCCGGGTTTCAATTCTGACGCTCTCATAATCATGTTCCACACCTCGCTATCTCGTTCGAAAAATTGTACTGCTCACTATCCGGCATATTGGCCGTTTGCGCTCTCATTGTCCGGCTTGCGCGTTCCCGGCTCTGACACTCGTCACAGGTGCGTCCATCCTCGTCCAGGTAGCAGCCGCAGGTATCACACCGATAATACACGCTTCATCACCTCCAGATCATTGATCATCTGAATCAAGTTATTCTGATCAATGTAGGTGTCCGATGTGTAATCCGCGGAGACATTTGCCCGCCATCCTTTTTCGCATACTTCGACTGATACATTAGCTACGTGACCGGAAAAACGAAAAAATGCTGTGGGAAGATTTTCAGTAAGTTTCTCCTGCCGTTTGCCAAGGCCATTGATATCCAGCACCAGATCAAGCACACGGTGCACTTCAGCCCGGCGGCGCTTCTCAATTTTACGTTTCAGCCGTTTTTTCATCTTGCAATCCTCCAGTTTCTCCCTTATAATGGGGGTGTGAAATATTATTTGTCTGGCCGATGTGGAGTTGCAGCTCCCGCGGCCTTTTTCGTGTCCCGCCGTTGCCCCAGCCGTAGGGGTTAAGCCCCAGCGCTGCGGCTGCGCGGTTGGTTCGGTTCTTCCTCCTGCCCATCCTGCGCCCCCTAAATCTGCGCCAGGGCCTTACAGCCAAGAATCCGGCCCGTATCATCCCGCACAAGATCATCCACAATATACAGGTCCTTGCGATCCGGCGCGGCCTGTGCGGTCAGAACCGATACAATGTAGACTACTCCATTCCGCTGATCCGGCAGTCCCTCCACAGCCCCATATCCCGTCTTGCTCACCGGAATACCATTGATTTTGTCCAGCGGTTCCCGCGTCTGCGCAGCCCGGGCCATACCGGATGACGGGATCACCTGCAATACAGATTCCCCGGCAGCGTCATATACCGTGATCTCGTGGGGTGTCAGATTAACGATAGTTGTCTGGCCGGACATAAGGGACTCCAAATGTTGCACAAATTCCTGCACAGGCACGCACTCCTCGTCGATAAAAAGAAGCATGTCATACGGATAATTAGATTCGTCGTGGAAATAAAAACGAGCGGTTACATCTCCAATCTCTACCGCCTCATACCCGGTATACTTATCAATAGCATCATCGTGAACGTCAAATCCAAATCCCACAAACCGATCATAGATTTCACGCTGTTCCCGGCGGCGCAGCTCTTCAAAATCAGTCTCGCCGGATTCCTCAAAAACCTTCTGGGCCTCTCTCGCCCAGCCCAACAACTTCATAATATCTTCTCGTTTCATTGTTCTCCTTCTCCCCTTATCCCTGGGGGCCGGGAATTATAACAGATACAATCCTACGGCCAATCCGGCCAGAAAAAACGCTATGCCCCACATTACCGCAGTTGCCACCGCAACCACTTGCCGTATGATCCGCCACGGGCGCCGTGTCCGCTGGGGCATGTAGCGGATCGGGCCGGGTATGTCTCGTTTATGCATTGGGATCACCACCTTCCTGAGCTTGTCCATCATAACCGCCATCAGGCGGTTTGCGGCTCACCCGCTGTGGATAGATAATCAGAATACAGCTTCCCGACGCGGCTTAAAATTTCCTGGCGCTCCTCCTCTGTTTTCACGATGTAGTCATCGTGAATTTCAATGGTAGATTCGCCGATCTTATATTCCTTTACTTTCATGACCCGCCTCCTCTCTGATTGAACCTATGCGCTACGGGTTGTACTTGTTGCGTGTTATGCCTGGTCCATTTTCAAAAAATCCTGCACCGTCTGGACCTGTCCGTCAAACCGACACTGTAAGCTTTTGGGAAGCTCGTCCCAGTGTTCCGCGATGTAGCGGAGCTGATCCATTCGCTGTTGCTCTTTGGTTTTCGGCACTTCTCTGCGATCTTTCAT